ACCCAAACTAATGTGCTGACTGGGTACTCTTATAGTCACCCTTCAACTGTCAATTGGGAGAAGAACACATATTATTCCGACGGGAAAAATGCCATAGTTTGGCAGGTTATCCAACACATTGGGGATACCCGTGTGCTTAGGATTATTCCCTGCCCAACCTTGGCTAGACCAAAAAACCCGTTTGTGGATTATACAAAAGTTCCTGCAGAAGTCAGAAACGGACTCCCGGTGACTAACATGGGCCGAGTCTCCATAAAGAGGTGGCTTTGGTTCAAATGGCTGGTGATTAAAGATGCGGCTTTTGAAATCAAGAACCCTAGCTATTTTGAGAAATGTCGCCTCTTTGTGGCAGGCAAGGGCCGAGACCAACGAGTGTGGAAGGACTTGGTGTCGTATGCCAAAAGGTTGGCTGATCCGGAGGATTTGCTAGGCCATGTCAAGGTCAGTTTTAACATTCCGGTCGGCGACATTATAGGTTACGCCACTTTGGCTTTTTACTATGACGTGGAGGAGGAGCATGCTTTGGTACAGGGCATGATCAATGACCATGGTGGGCTCTTGGAGAGGTATAATGCCACCACTGCCTTGCTGAAACCTGACGACAGGCCTTTCGACTTTAGGTCGTTTTGGCGGTTCATTGTCCATGATGACCAGCAAGCGGTCAGGCAAGGTACGGATTTTCTCGAGAATGAATACATAGCCCCGTCTCAAGACAGGCCACTGTTGAAGCAGTTGCTAGTCCCGACCCAAATGACTCATAATGAACGGGCGCATCGTGAGAAAGTTTGCCCGGTCGTTTTGCATGTGGGTCCGGTTCAAGAGGCTAACATTCCGGTCGTCACTAAACCTTCTTATGCTAATGATGTTGCCAGCTTTGACAAAAGGTGCAACAAAATTCCTGGGGTTTTTGATGATCAAGCTAAAGCCCGTCAGGGTCTCCTCTTGTCAGAATTGACAGCTGACTCTGAGGCGTGCCCTCCCATAGCTTGGGATGACGTTCTTTTTGAGAAATGGGTGGTTAAGTTCCCTGAAACTAAACAAAAAGTTTATCGGGGGATTAAAGATGAATTATACCGAGAACTCGCTGTGACCAATTTGAGCAAAGTCGTCTCAAAAGACATCTTCACCAAGACCGAAGCTTTGCTGAAGCGTGGAGATATCAATAATATGGCCCCCCGCATTATATATAAAAATCAAGATTTGTATAATGTTTTGACCGGGCCTATTTTTGATGAGGTCACGACCCGGTTTAAGGGGCTGGTCAATGGTAACCCGAACATGAAAGGGGAAAATGAATTCCTTTATGTGTCGGGTTATACCAATGAAGACCTCTCTTGCTTCATGCAGTCTTACGGTGTGTATGATCATGTTGCCATGAATGATTTTAGCCAGTTTGACAGTACTCAGAGTGCTGAATGGGTTAAGACGGAGTGTCAATATTACCAGTGGCTGGGGGCCCCGATTTGGTTTAATGTTGTC